ATGAAGTCTAAAGGGATGAAGAATGGCGGCGCTATGAAGTCTAAAGGGATGAAGAATGGCGGTGCTATGAAGTCCAAAGGCATGAAAAAGGGTGGCAAGATGCAGCGCAAAGGCGTCAAGAGAGGCGGTAAAATCTGAATGCCGTATCTACAATCTAACATCCCGCATTTTAAGTGCTGGGTGCGTCGTGAATACACGAAAAATCATGAGGAGTATCACGGCGAGTTTTTGCACGCTATGGCAATTGCCGTGACTACCATGCCGTGCCGATGTTTGAGCTTCCAAGTCATTTTTACTGGCATAGAAGCTGAAGGCGAAGACGAAGATACCGTACATGGGGGTGCTATGTGGGCTCGCATGCCCATCACTGCTTTGGTTGGCGACATTCCTTTGGAAGAGTGGCCGGAAGCAATGCCTGTTTGGGCTGCACAGCCTTGGGACTGCAGTTCTCACCACCATGCGGTTTACGTCTTGGATCGAGCAACGCCTTGTCCGTGGTATGCAAAAATCGACGGTGGAATGTACCCCGCGAAGTATTTGTTTACCGTAGACTATTCAGAAAGCGAAATAGCGGACGATCCGGCACAGCACAAACAAAGTCATGTTTTACAGCTTTTGGATGCAGGTTCTTGGACTGGGAACATAGTGGCATTACCGAACAACAGAGTACGAGTTACTCATCCGGCGTGGTTCGAAGCTGGCAGCGGTGCTCCTGATTTTAAGCCCTCCGCACATATACATTACTCAAAATCCGATTTAGATTACACGTTGGATGTAAATCAAGTTTTCGATAATTTGTACAATGACAACGAGCAATAGCAAAGATTTCGAGTTAGACGTCGCTGAGTATGTCGAAGAGGCATTCGAAAGGTGCGGTCTAGAAGTCCGGACGGGCTACGATCTCAAGACGGCACGTCGTTCTTTAAATTTGTTGTTTGCCGATTGGGCTAATCGTGGACTGAATCAATGGACCATAGAGCAGACGTCCATCACGATGGCTACTGGGATCAGAGATTATCCTGGGGGCACCGTAACAATGACGGTCGCATCCTCCGCTAGTTTTTCTGTATCGGAGACTATTACAGGCGGAACAAGTGCGGCGACAGCAAGTATAACGAGTAAGCCGTCTGCGACTAGCTTGGCGTTGACAATACCTTCGGGAACCTTTCAAGCGACGGAAACGATTACTGGTGGCACTAGCGGTGCCACGACTACGGTGAGTGCGGCGGTAGATTTATCTGACGTTCGCAGCACGATAGATATTTTGTCGGCCGTAGTGACTCGCGATGGGACCGATTTTCAGATAGAGCGGGTCAGTCGCTCTAGCTACTTGAACATACCGAATAAAGACCAGTCTGCCAGACCAAACCAGTTTTTTTTGGATCGACAAATAACGCCCATCTTGCGAGTCTGGCCCACGCCCGATAAAGATACGGACGTCATCAAGTTTGACCGTTTGACGCGTATAGACGACGCGGATGCCAACACAGACACTGTCGACGTGCCTTTCCGGTTCTATCCGTGTTTGACTGCGGGGCTAGCATATTACATATCTATGAAGCGAAACCCCGGAATGATGGCGGTTCTAAAACAAGTGTATGAAGAGGAAATGCAAAGAGCTATGGACGAAGATCGAGACCGGGCCTCTCTTCGCATTAGTCCCGGCTATGAGTATTACAGGAGTTAGCCATGTCAGGGTTTGCCCGAGGAAAATACGCATACGGAATATCTGATCGATCTGGCGTTCGGTATAAGCTGAATCGAATGAAACGAGAGTGGAACGGTTCTTTGGTGGGGCCCGAAGAGTTCGAGCCCAAGCAGCCGCAGCTTTTTCCAAAACCGCCCGTAGATGATCCCCAAGCTTTATTTAACGCTCGTCCGGACCGAGTAGAGCCTATGGTGGTTACAGTCGGCGTACCTAACGTTCTCGAAGCGACTTTCATCCCAGTGAAGGCATCTGGACAGGTCGGCACTGTGACGGTGGTGACGACATGAGCTTTACTTTTGATAGCTTGAAGACAGCGATCCAAGATTACCAAGAGACCGCTGAAACTAGCTTTGTTTCTAATCTGCCTGTTTTTATAAAAGAGGCAGAAGAAAGAATATTAAAGAACATAGAATTGCCTGTGTTTCGTAAAAATGTGACAGGTTCTGCTGCGTCTGGAAACACGTATCTTGCAACCCCCACAGATTTTCTATCTCCGTATAGTCTTGCAGTAATTTCTAGCGACGTGTACGAGTACCTTTTGTTCAAACACGTGACGTTCATCAGGAGCTACACGCCCAATGCGTCGACAACAGGGACACCCAAATACTACGCGCTGTTTGATGACGACACTTTTATTTTGGCTCCAACACCGAACAGTAATTTTTCTTTCGAGCTTCACTACAAGTTTCGTCCAAACTCTGTGACGGCTGGTTCTGGTTCGGGGACAACTTGGCTATCTACGAATGCGCCGGATGCTCTGCTTTATGGTTCTCTTGTTGAGGCTGCCACGTTTCTCAAAATCCCAGAGGAGGCCGCACAGTACGAGCAAAGATTTGCGCAAGCTGTTGCCGCTTTGAAAGATTTGGGTGAGGGCTACGGTGCGCGCGATGAGTACCGTTACGATATATCTAAGGGCAGATAATCATGTTGGAAACGGCTGAAACCTCTATAGGCCAAGTGACGGTCGCGGCAACACAAAACCGTGGTCATTCCGTGGACTACTGGTCAGAGGAAGCGACCAAACGTATAGTAAGCGTGGGTGGAAAAAGCCACCCTTTGATAGCGCAGCAAGCCGAAGCTTTTCAAGAAGCGGTGTTGGGCGTCATCTCGTTTTATATGAAAGAAGCGATAAAGAGCGACCGAACCACTCTGATTGCTTTGCTGGAGCAACAAGGCCATCAAGATATGGCAGATATACTCAGGAGACTGTAATGGCTATAACGACGGCTATGTGTACCAGCTTCAAGAAAGAAATACTCGAAGCTGTTCACAATTTTAAAAACTCTGGCGGCAGCACCTTTAATCTGGCGCTATACACAAGTTCTGCAAGCTTGGATGCAAGCACTACGGCTTACACTACTTCTAATGAAGTTTCTGGCACCGGTTATACTGCGAAAGGCGCAGCGTTAACCCGAGTTGATCCGAGCACTTCCGGAACTACGGCTTTGACAGATTTTTCTAACTTGACCTTCAGTTCAAGCTCCATCACTGCCCGAGGCGCACTTATTTTTAACGACTCTGCGTCAGGTGACCCTTCGGTTTGTGCGCTTGATTTTGGGGGCGATAAGACTTCGAGCTCAGGTGACTTTACCGTGCAGTTCCCTACGGCCGATGCGAGTAATGCAATCATACGGATTGCTTAGTTTGTAGATGGCAAACGTAACCGGTTGGGGAAGAGGCACCTGGGGAGCAGGAGCGTGGGGGGAGCCCATACCGGTTGAGGTTACGGGTGTTGCGGCCACGGGAGCGGTTGGTTCCGTAACAGTAGTAGGGGATTCTAATGCAACAGTCACCGGTGTCGCGGGAACAGGGTCAGTTGGTTCCGTCACAGTCCTCGCAGACGCAAACGTCGACGTTACGGGTGTTAATGGCACCGGTGCTGTCGGCACTGTCACTGTTTCGTCGGATGCGAACGTTTCTGTCACAGGCGTGGCCGGTACAAGTGGTGTTGGTGCTGTCACCGTTTCAGCAACCGCCAACGTCTCTGTCACAGGAGTTTCTTCGACGGGAGCGGTCGGTTCCGTCACTATTGTCGAGGGCACGGGTGTCGATGTCGCGCTTACGGGCGTCGGCGGCACGGGCGCTGTTGGAACAGCTACTGTATCCAGTGATGCGAATGTCGCTGTCACTGGTGTTTCGGGCACTGGATCGGCGGGCACAGTCACAGTCGCGGTCGGCATCATTGCAGACACCACCGGTGTTTCCGGCACCGGGTCTGTCGGAACGGTTACAATTACAGGCTCAGCGATTGCAACGCCAGTTGGTGTGCAAGCTACGGGCCTTACAAAACAAGTTTTAGTTTGGGGACTGGTTGATGATGATCAAACGCCAAATTGGAGTAGTATTACGGACAGTCAAACGCCGGGATGGTCTGCAGTTACAGATAGTCAATCCCCAGAATGGGAAGAGGTAGCTTAAAATGGCAACTTATGTAAACGATTTACGATTGAAAGAGATCGCCACTGGAGATGAATCAGGAACCTGGGGTGCTAGTACGAACACAAACCTCG